ATAGACGCTAATTACCTATTAGAACAAGGAGATGAAGTTAATCACGTAGATGAATCACATGATAATAACTTTAATTTCGTTTTATAATATGGCTGCAGAAACAATTGCACTTGTAGGAGAATCTGGTACTGGTAAGAGTACCGCTTTAAGAAATCTCAATCCAGAAGAAACTTTTATTATATCAACTACTGGTAAACCTCTTCCTTTCAGAGCATGGAAGAAGAAGTATACACCTATTACTAAGGATAGTGAAGGTAACTGGAAAGGTAACTATTATGTAAGTTCCAAATGGGACGCAATCATAAAGATACTTAAGATAGTTAATCTCAAGATGCCACACATCAAGCAAGTTGTCATTGATGACTTCCAATACGTATTATCTTATGAGTTCGTAGATAGAGCAACTGAGGTTGGTTATACTAAGTTCTCAGAATTAGCTCAACATGCTATGGAAATTCTAAGATATTCAGAGCAAATGAGAGATGACTGTAAAATGATTTTCTTAACTCACTCTGAGAATGTTGGAGATGCAATGAATCCTAAGTATGTTATTAAGACTGTAGGTAAGTTGCTAGCTGAGAAAGTTACTCTTGAGGGTCTATTTACCTATATCTTCTTTACTAAGGTAACAGAAGGTGATGATGGTAAGATGCAGTATAAGTTACTAACTAATAGTGACGGAACTTGTATTGCAAAAACTTCATTCGGTATGTTTGATGAAATGGAGATTGACAATGATTTAGCTGAGATTATTAAGGTTATTGATGCTTATAACGAGGGTGAGTAATGAAATTGGATATTTTAATGCACTATGAGGTCGATGAGACTACAGGCGAGATAAAATTTATTGGTAAAGAAGAAATTACAGTTGACTCTGCTAGCGCTAAAGCTAGCAAGTCATCTACCAAGAAAAGCACTTCTAAAGTAGATGATAATCCAGAACCTTTGATTACGCTTGAAGCTAACAAGTTAGTATTAACACAGGGAGCAGTTGACGCACTTAACCCCTGCGAAGACTGTCGTATCGACATCAAGTATAAGAAGAAGGACAAGAAGCTCGTGCCAGTGATTGGTACTGATGCGGCTTTCGGAACTAAAGCAGGAAACAAATTAACTAAGACAAATACAGTAAGTTATCGTGGAGCAGCTAATGATAAGTTATCTGCTTTCGGTACAGTATTCCGCCTTGAGCCAACAGAAGAGGATGGTATCTTCTATATGGTAGGAGATAAGAATCCTAAAGAGCCAGAAGCTCCGAAAGAATTAGTAGATATAGAGTCCGAATTGGAAGTTCCAAGTTTAGAGGACTTAGATAATGCAGATGATAAAGATTTAGGAAAATTTGATTTTAAATTATAATCATTATGGCATTTAATTTTGGTATTGACGACAAACCAGTTGTAAGAAACACTAGACAGCAGTTAAAGCCTTGGAACATTTATGATGTGAAGTTTACAGGTTGTGAGATTCGTGAGTTCGATGGTAAGAAGGATCCTTCTAAGCACTATAAAGTTCTTGCAATTAATTTCGAGAATGAAGATGGTGTATTCTCTGTAACTAACTTCTTTCCTCAAGAAGGAGACGATGTTCGTCATTCTTATGACGGAAAGAACGGAGGTAAGGTAGAGATGCCTTCTAACTTTGAGACTCTTATGGCAGTTGTTAAGCAGACTGCTATGATTCTCAATCCTAAGGGCTTTGAGGCTATGCAAGCCGCAAGTTCTAAGTTTAAGAGTTTCGACGATGTAGCTAATGCCCTTATCAAGATTACCGATAAGGTAAAGGGTACAGAGACTAAGCTTAAGCTAGTGGGTCGTAACCGTGATGGTAAGGTTGTCGCAGAAATACCCCGCTTGGTTGGTATTAACAAGGAAGGTGAGGCTTTTGTTGCCGATAACTATATTGGCAGCAAGTTATTCTTCTCTGATTATGAGGAGGGTAAGAGAGCTGAATATCTCGGCAGTAAGCCAACCGATATGAGCAAGAAGGACGATCTTGGTGACATCGCAGATGAACAAGAGAATAACGATGATGAATTCGATTTAGCAAATCTTTAATAACTAATACTCCCTAGTAATGCTTGACTTTACTATTGAGCCTAAGATTACTAGGGAGTTCCTGTTATCGAAGGCTAATCAAGAAACTTATATGTCTTACTACCTAGGTATCCCAGTAAAGAAGGGTTTATTTACTAATCCTTTAAGAGCAGATAATCATGTTACCTGTTCTTTCTTTACTGGAAAATCCGGAACATTATACTTTAAGGATTTTGCCACTGGAGAATGTTTATCATTTGAAAGTGTAGTAATGAAAAAGTTTGGTTGCAAATATTATGAAGCATTAAAAGTAATAGCAAGAGATTTTGGATATATCAAAGGTGATACTAAGCCTAAAGTAATTCCTATTCAGCCTAAGTTTGATGAAGAACGTCAGACTATTATTCAGGCTGAAATAAAGGAATTTACTCCTGCCGAATTAAAATGGTGGGAAAGTTTTGGTATAACAAAATCTATTCTCAACAAATTTAGAGTCTATAGTTGTAAAACTATTTTCCTTAACACAAGAATAGTTGCTCAGAGTGCTCAGCACAGCCCTATTTATGGCTATTATCTCGGTAAGAAAGAGAATTTAGAGCAATGGAGAATTTATTTTCCACAACGAAAAGACTTTAGATTTTTAGGAAATGTTTCATCTAAAACTATTCAAGGTTTTAGGCAACTTCCCAAAAAGGGTAAACTCTTAGTAATAACTAAATCTATGAAAGATGTAATGTGCTTATATTCTATGGGTATAACGGCGATAGCTCCGAATAGTGAGACACAGTTCGTGGATGATAAAACGTTAGAAAGTCTGAAAGAAAGGTTTGAGAATATCGTATTGCTATATGATAATGATCTTACTGGAGTAAGATTTGCTAACAAGATTCATAAACTACATCCCGAATTAAAGATAGCTATAATACCTAGAAGCACAGGATCCAAAGACATTAGTGATTATTATAGAGACCACGGTAGAGAAAAGACATTACAGTTTATTAAGGATTCTGCAAGAAAACTATTAAAAAAGTATGAAAAAGTAGGCGAACACTAAAGTAACAGCTTTTTACAAGGATGGTACAACTAACACTTTTGAGACAATTGAAGCTGCCTCAGAAATGACAGGTTTACCTGTAACATCAATTAAGGCAAGAGCTAATAAACCTGGTTCAGGTGCTAAATCCAAGGATGGAATTACTTTTGAATGGGCAGACCCAGCTGTAAAACGCAGTAAAACAGCATCAAAAAGTAAAAGAAAAGGTAATGCATTTGAATTAGAGGTTATTCATAAGTTAAGAGAAATAGGCTATACTGGAAGTGTATCCAGTAGAAGTCAAGATAAAAGAGCAGATGCAAATAAGATTGATGTTGTAGATATGGATGGTGAGTTACCAGTAAATGTGCAATGTAAGTATACTCAAAACTTGCCAAATTATTTTGACATTAGAGATGCTTGTACAGATAAGGATAAACCATTCTGTCTAATTTGGAAGAAAGCTGGGAAAGACGGCGAGCAGAGCAGAGGCACTGTAGCTGTTATTCCTGTTGAATACTTTTATCAATTAATCACGAAATGAACACTTATTTAATACCCGTCGTTGATGACGATTACAACCCCTTTATTATTAAAGTAGTCGCCAAGGGCTATAAAGAAGCCCAAGAGAAGATTATGAAGAAGTTCTATGAAGATTATGACTGGGAGTTATGCGTAGATTGGGATGATTTTATGCAACAAGTCATTGACAAGGACTGGAACATAGGGGAAATAAGTGATAAAGATGATTTTTAAATGAGAATTGCATTAGATATTGACGATGTCCTTGCACGCTTTATGCAGGCTTACTGTGACAAGTTTGAAACAGATAAGTATCCTAAGCGGCTAGAACCTAAGATTATAACCAGAAACGTGCATCAAAAATTACAGCACGATAGAGAGTTCTGGTTGTCCCTCGAAGTTAAACACAGACCAAACTTCATACCTGAACTATATTGTACTAAACGTGTGAATCCGAAAGAATACACCAAGAAATGGTTAGAGATAAATGGTTTTCCCAAAAGACCTGTTTATCAAATGGTCTATCAAAAAGGAAACAAAGCAACTATGATTAAAGGTCGTTGTGATGTTCTAATTGATGATAGTCCCTCAAACGTTCTAAAGGCTATGAATTCGGGGCTTCCGGCTATCTTAATGATAGACGATTGGAATGCTGATTTCGATTATCCGTATAAAGTAAATAGTTTAGATATAGAAGAAATAAGCCGTGTTTATGAAGACTTAATTAATAATGAATTTAAAGGAAATTAAGCTTGAACCGTTGTTGGATACTCTGACACTTACAAAGATTCCTGATGAAATTTATTTCTCAGAAAAGTATAGTAAGTATGTTAGTAATTCAAGACTCGGTAAACTAAATCCAAAACAGGGAGGTTCTCCCGAACAATTCTTTGCTCCGTTTGTATCTAGCGGTTATTCAGCAGCTCTTGAATTAGGCAGTGCTGTGCATGAATTGACACTCCAACCAGAATATTTTGAATTGGCTGATGATTTAGGAAAGCCGACAGCTAAGCTTGGTGCTATGGCAGACGCGCTATATCCAGTATTTGTTAAAGGTGATGTGACACCTGAAGATGTCATTGAAGCTTCTAACAAAGTAGATTATTATAAAGGTAAAATGACTTCCGACCTTATTAAGAAGGTTCTTACTAGTTGTAAGCCATATTGGGAAAAGAGAGCTAGTACTGAGTTAGACATTACACAAGATAAAGAACTTATACATATGGACACACGTTCTATGGAAGTTGTAAGGTCTTGTGTAACAGCATTAAAGAATAATACTCAAGTACAAAAATTACTACATCCAGAAGGTTTAGTTACTGAACCTATCATAGCTAATGAACAAGCTATTTTGATGGATGTTAAAGCTATCTGTCCAAATGGTAAGGAGTTTATTTTACACCTTAAGTCTAAACTGGATAACTATTCTATAGATCCTGACACAAACACAATCGTAGTAAATGATGTGAAAACTATTGGCAAAATCTTATCTGAATTTGACAATAATATTGCTAAGTTCCATTATAGCAGGGAAATGGCAATGTATCTTTACTTATTAAAGTTGTGTGCAAAGAAGTTTCATGGAATAAATAATCCTAAAATACAAGCTAATTATCTAGTCGTTTCGACTATTCCAGATTTCTATACTAAGGTACAACCTGTTACTTATGGTGAAATAGTCCAAGGTTTCAAGGAGTTCCAAGTACTTCTGAAATATGTAGCCTATCAAATAGGTTATCATGATTATAGTCTAGATGAGCGACCTGGAAAATATCAGCTTTGATAAGTTATTAAGGATATATCAGAAGTATTTCTCCTTACACTATATAAATACGAATACAGATAATAAGTTAGCATTAATTGCACTTGTCTGTTTTCTAACTAATGAACTTAGAAAGAAAGACAAAAATATCACTTGTTATGATGTACTTCTAAAAATCGGAAAAGACTTTCCAGATTTGCAGAAGAATACCTTTCTCAAGTCATTAGCTTGTGTCTGTCAAGACATAATGTATGGTTGTAAGGAGTTTAATACTTTTGGAGTCGAGCGTAAGGATGTTCCAAAGACCATCAAAAAATTGCTCGACGAATATGTACCTTTTTAACAATTTTTATACTTTAGATTTTAACATATTTTTAGATATACGTGCTTTGGGTCAGACACTTTTGGTAGTATGATTGAATACATCAGTGATGAAACAGATGCACAATACACGATAGATGATATGTCAAATGAATATGTTTAAAAAATTTTAAGTATGTCAACAACAATTTTAAATTTTAAGAAGGTTGAAGTAGTAGCCGAGAGCAAAGAAGCAGCAAAAGCACAGATTGAAGAGACTTTATTCCACGTACAGGGTGATGCAACTCAAGCATACAAGAACTGGGAAGAGAAGCAGAACGGAATCGTAACAGACCGTGACCGTAAGGAGTTTATGTTAGATTATCTCGCTAAGAAGTCTAAGAACTGCCCAGGCGCAGGTTTCATGATTACCGTAGAGTCAGCAGTTAAGGATTCTCGTGAGCGTCCTTATAAGATCGAGGACATTAAGAACGAGGAAGGAAAGCGTAAGACCAAGAGACAGTACAAGTGGTTCGATAAGGCTACCAAGACTGTGGTTTGCTCAGTAGATACAAATAAGACAGATGCTAAGAACGCAATTAAAGAGCTTTACAAGAGCGGCGAGTACAAGGGTGACGCCGAGTTAGTGATTACTTATGATGTTGTAGAGGGTCAGGCAGTTGTTGCAACAGCCAAGTACACTCCTTCTAAGAACACCAAGAATGGTAAGTATATCGCTTTTGGAATTGAGGCTTAATTCTTCAGCATATATTCGTTGGGGAGGATAGCAGTGATGCTGTCTTCCCCATTTTTTTATCGTCTAATTTGAAGTAACACTCCGAGAGGAGATTAAAATTCAAATGCAGTTCCCTGAAATAACAACTTCAGAAGTATTTGAGAAAATACCATCCGGAAGCATTGAGAAAGTATCCGAGAATGCTTGGAATAGAGCATTAATAAGTCTCGGAAATTGTCGAATAGAAAGTCAAAAGAAGTTAGGTTCTGGCAGATTCGATGCTCTTATTAGATATTATGATGAAAAGGGAGATAATTATATTTGGATATTAGTAGAATATAAGAGAGACGACAAGAATGATAGTGACACTAAAGCCATTTGTCAACTACTAATGTACTTAGGTAATTTCTTCTATGATGTATCATTAGAGGGAACAGATAATTTCGCTGGTATAATAGTCGCAAGTAGTGATTACTTTTACTATATACCCAGAAAAAATATACTTGGAATTATGGAAAAGTTTGAGTATATTTGGAGGAAGCACTTTCGAGTACGACCAAGCGATGCTTACAAAGAATATGAAATATATCATTTTGTAATAGAATCATGGAGCGATATTATAAAAGATTCTGTAAGAGTACAGAGATATGATAAGAATGTTAGATTAGACGAAATAATTAAAAGTATTTATAAGGAATGGAACTTACAGTAGAACAATTACTACAAGGTAAAGCTACTAAGATAAAGGAAAAAGAGTTCTTTACTACTAAGGCCTATGTAGAGCCTTTCTTTGACAGAATGTCAAAGTATACTGAAGAATTTATTATTAATGTAAAGCCCGCAGATCAAATATCTCTTACTCCTAGTGGGGAGGTAAACTTTGACGATATTGTTTATAATAGAGTCTGGGTGCAGGCTGTTTTGCCCGATGAATATGCATATGAAAATCATAAGAGAGTAATGAGTATGTTATATGCTCTTGATACTCGCAAGCCAGTAGTTAAGATGTATACAGGAGCATTGAATATGGCTTGTCTAAACTTATGTGTGTTTAATCCTGATGCCTTAAATGTAGCTGAACTTGAACCAACTACCGCTATTAATTATTCTCCTGTTAATCTATTAATGGGAATGAGTGATACAATTAAATCCACCTTAGAGAAGTTGGATAAGATGACTTTCAATAGAAATGAAATCTATGAAGATTTAGGTCTTTGGATAGATAGATGTATTACTTCTAAATTTAATAGTGGTTTTGGTACAGTCAAGATTGCAGAATCAGCACCAGTAAATGTATATAAGGATCTATTCTATAATGAGGATTCTAGTTATTATACACAAGGTGAAGAGGTAGATGGATTCACAGTCTATAATGCCTTTACTGATTTAATTACTCAAGATAAGAAAGATCTTGTCAATAAGTTTGAGAAGACTCTTCTTATAAAGGAAATTATGGATATTTAATATGCAAGTAATTAAGCGAGACGGTACAAAACAAGAATTTGATAAAAGTAAGATTTTTAATGCGATTAAAAAAGCGTTCAATGCTAGTGAATGTTATGTCGTTGATGATACTGCTATCAATAATGTTGTGGAAGAGATTCCAGTATGGGATGGCATCACAATTGAAGAAATACAGGATAGCATTATTGAGACATTAAGAGATTTTGATTATGATTGTGTGGCTAACTGTTATGCCGCTTATCGAAGTGAGCAATCTCGTTATAGAGAAATGTTAGCTAAAGTTGAATATCAAGACTCTTACATCAACAGCTCAGAAAATGCCGCAACTTCATCTGAGACAGATGGAAATGCAAATGTAACATCTAAGAATGTTGCAACTTTAGAAAGTGAAGATAGAAAGCGTGAGAATAGAGGTATTCAACGTTATAGAATGAAACGTCAATTAAAAAAGATGTATCCAGAATTAGCTAGTCAATATGCAATTGACTTGGAACATCACATTATATATACTCACGACGAAGCATCAACTTCAGTTCTAAAGCAATATTGTATGGCAGCAAGCTTATATCCTCTTATGCTAGAGGGTGTAGGTAATATTGATGGAGTAACTCCAGGTCCTCCTAATGATTTACGTTCTTTTAGTGGACAAGTAACTAATCTTGTCTTCTTATTAAGTTCTCAATGTAAGGGAGCGGTAGCATTAGGCGGATATTTTATAGCGTTAAATTATTATATAATTATAGAATTTGGACCAAAATGGTACGAGAAACTTGATGTTGTAGTAACTAATGAACATGCATATATTAAGAGAACTGTTGGTGACTTCATTAAGGAAGCATTCAAACAGTTTGTATGGGGTATCAATCAACCTGCAGGTAATAGGAGTTATCAGTCTCCTTTTACTAACGTTAGTTATTATGATCATACCTATTTTAATTCTCTATTTGGGGAATTCTATTATCCAGACGGAACTCAACCGGAATGGAAAGCAATAGACACCTTACAAAGGTTCTTTATGAAATGGTTTAATAAGTTAAGACTTACACAAGTTCTTACTTTCCCTGTAGAGACCTTTGCTATGGTTCACGATGGACATGATATTATAGATAAAGATTATAAAGATTTCTGTGCAGAGATGTATGCAGAAGGACACTCTTTCTTCACTTATATTTCCGACTCTGCTGATAGCTTAGCAAGTTGTTGCAGACTTAGAAATGCTCTTTCTAAGAATACTTTCAATCCTACTTCTGGACTTACTGGAATCAAGACAGGTTCTTGTAATGTTATCACATTAAATATGAACAGAATTGTTCAAGACTTTATGAAAGCTTATGATCATAAAGAATGGAATAGTACTACAAGTGTTCAATTTAGAGGTTGGTTAATTGGAATATTAGATAGAGTTTATAAATATCATATGGCATATAAGACAATGCTTTATGAGTGGGAAGACAAGAAAATGTTTGCTTCTTCTAATGGTGGTTATATCAATATTAAAGACTTATATAGTACTATAGGTATTAATGGTCTTAATGAAGCTGCTGAGTTCTTAGGATATAAAGTATCTAATAATCCAGGATATATTGGATTCTTACAATTAGTTCTTGGAACTATCAAGGAACAAAATACTATTCACTCTATTCATGATACCAAGAGACCTTTCTTATTTAATTCTGAGGTAGTTCCTGCTGAAGGATTAGGTGGAAAGAACTATAATTGGGATAAGGAAGACGGATATTGGGTTCCCGAAGATAGAAATCTATATAATTCTTATTTCTATAATGCTCATGATGACACCTCAGTACTTGATAAGTTCATTCTACATGGACGACAAACCTATCAGTATACTGACGGAGGAAGTGCATTACATTGTAACCTCGAAGAGCACCTATCAAAAGAGCAATATCTAAAGTTAATTGATTTTGCTATTAAAGAGGGAACAAGTTATTTCACATTTAATATTCCGAATAGTAAGTGTGAAGACTGTGGTCATATAGTTAAGGCACCAATCAAGGTTTGTCCAAAATGTGGTAGTGAACATATAACTTGGTATACTCGTATCATAGGTTATCTAAGACCTCTTACATCTTTTGGTAAAGATAGACGTATAGAGGCTGAGAAGAGAACTTACTCTAAAGAAGTAAAATGAAATATTTTACACAAGGCATAGTATTTTCCGAGATTCCAGATGAAATAACTCTGGAACTCGGAATTTCTAATTGTCCATTTCGTTGTGAAGGATGTCATAGTCCTTTCTTGCAAGAAGATGTAGGAACAGAATTAACATTAGAAATACTAAAAGAATTAATCGAAAGTAATGATGGTATATCTTGTATACTTTTCTCAGGAGGAGGTCCTAAGGAAGTTGAAGAAGCTTGTCGTTATGTTAGTATATTCTATCCTGATATCAAGACAGCTTGGTATACTGGAATGGAAACAATTCCTACAGATTTAAATTTAGATTATTTTGACTATATAAAAGTCGGACCATATAAAAAAGATTTAGGAGGCTTACGAAATCCCAATACTAATCAGAAACTTTATAAAAAAGATAAGAATGATAGGTGGGAAAATATTACTTATAGGTTCTGGAAATGATTCTAAGAATAGCTTATACTGGAAATGACCTTGGTTTCTTAGAAGGTATCAAGAAAATATTAGAACAGTATCCTCTTGTTAAATTAGAAGCTTTTTGTAAAGATCAACATCTTACACAAAAAGAATATTACAAGTTAATGAGTTATTATGCTACAAGAGCAAATAAATTTATGGTCTTGTTAGATAATGACTTAAATGTAGTACAACCTTTCTATGTAGAGGATAAAACATGCGCTCCAGATTATTTAAAGATAGTTTTAGATCATTGGGTACTCTATAATCCAATAGAAGATGGACACGATAGAACTGAAGAAGAGGCGTGAGGAATTAGAAGTTTATTTTAATAAGCTTTACAAACAAGACGTTGAAGAAGTTAGTGACGTAGCTAAACGTTACGCAGAGGGTGATAAAGAAAAGTTTGATGCATTTGTAGCAGGATACAAGCATGCTTTTAAACAACCTCACAGCAGAACTATTAGACTGATAGTTATGTATACATTAGATTATATTCCTTATTATAGAAAAGTTCCCACAATAAAGAATATAGCTACCAGCATCAGAGATATATTTAGAAAGAAACTTTATCCAGAAGGGTTATTAAATGGAACCAACAATACAAATACCAGCCAAGAAACTAGCGAGTCTTCTGAGGAATAGTTGGAAATTGCATGCTCTTGAGTGTGGAGGTGTTGACAACTGGGATTGGTATGGTGAATCATTATCTGAGAAAGACGATGACGGTCAAGATTGGTGGGATATTCAAGATATGGATGATATAGAACTTCTAAAAAGTTATGGATATGAAGTTGTTAATCATACCTGATGTACATGGGAGAAATTTCTGGATAGAACCTTGCTCTCATATTGACGAATTTGATAAAGTAATATTTTTAGGAGATTATCATGATCCTTATTCATACGAGGTAAGTCAAGATACTTCTAGACATAGATTACGTGATGAATTAGTACCTTTTGTAACTGAACATAAAGATAAAGTTGTTTGTTTGTTTGGTAATCATGACGGAAATTATCTCGTAGGGGATATGGCTGATAGAGTAGACTATTGGCATAAGACTGAAATCCGAGATTATATGCAACAAATGAACATTAAATTGGTTCATAGAGAAGGTAAATATTTATTCTCACATTCTGGTGTATTACCTAAGTGGTTAGAATCAAACAATCTGACTTTAGAAGATTTAAATAATCTTCCTTTTGATCATCAAGCTTTAATGAATGTTTCTCCTTTTAGAGGAGGATGGTCAGAAGCAGGTAGTTGTGTTTGGGGAGATGTACGAGAGTATGCTCTTTCTAAACATATTCCAGATCTTTATCAAATATTCGGACATACTCAATTAGCTGAAAATGCCATAATTGAGCCAGATTGGGCTGACCTCGATTGTAGGAAAGCTTTTGTACTTTATGATTATGGAATAGAACCATATGAAAAGAAAGTTTAGTAAAATTGTTTGTATTTATACAGACGATAAGAATTATGTTCCAGCAAGATTTAATTGTCCTGACTTAACCATTGATGATGTTGTTCTCAATTTAACAACTAATGCTGAGGAGAATTTTAATAAAACTGCTGAACTAATTGTTGATTATGCTTTTGCTTTATTTTGTAGCAGATCTAATCTTGCAGAATTTCCAATTCATCCTTCTCAATTTAAAAGAAGTAATTGGAGATTATTAGACTTTGTAGATTCTACCAAGGAGTTAACTGCTCCTGCACCTCAACAGATTGTCACATCAGCTGGTCCTTCTCAAGTAGAAGCACCT